CGTCGCCTCGTTCCTTCGTAGCCCAGTCCTGGTGGTGGAGCAACTTGTTTTGATCGCTGCTGGTTCTGACGATCGAAGTTGGCTCGCAATGAGGCCCTCGCCGCTCCGGATGCTTTGTTAAGAGCATCTTGCTGGCGCTTAGTGTAGCTCATAACGCTCGTGAAGATCAACAAGGTTTTGGAACTATAAATAATAATGCTATCAGTTGGAAAAACGCCTGCGTGGTAGCGTAAAAAACAATGGCACGAGACGCGAATCGCTTGTGTACGATGCGTGTGAAACGAAAGGTGTTGGCACACCACGGTAAATATCGGCCTGCCGTACCTCTTAATGAAAAGAGTCGGGGGACGGCCACGCCCCCACCATCCAGTCTCCCCTAACCAACCGAGGCATCCCACCACGCGAGGTTACACGTGATTTTCATTTGATGGGAATAAACCCTCCTCGACCGGCTCCCACCCCGCTTGTCAGGCTGCGGGCGTTCCCACCGGGGGATGTACTGACATACTCTCCAGCACACTACGCGATGGCTGTCGCGCAGAAGGGTCGTTGTGCTCGCGAGAAAACGAACCACCGTTAAGATTCGTTAGTATGCTGGCCTTCACCTCAGAGAGGTTGCCGGTTCCTCTCACCTGGCTCCAGTCGGGATGCCATCCCCGCACGAAGAATATGGCGCAGTGCATAGGTGGTCTAATGCAGTCCCAGGATGCGTGTCCGCTGTCCGACCCTCAAGAATGTCTTGCTGGCCGTTCAACTCGCAACGCACCGGAGGCAAACTCGTAATAACCCAATGAGTTCCTGGGACGCTGGTGCTCAATCGATCTTTGACTTCCCGGAACGAGGGGGAGATTCTAAGTCCTCGTCCTTTCTCTGGCTCGCTCTGAACTGCGAGAGGGTCTCCGTCACAAACGGAGGGGAATTCCCTTCTTCCGGAGCTTTCATCAAAGCGAACAAGGTCGCGTCAACAACCTTGATACACCGCCTGCTCTCCCTGCCATTACCCTCTGACAGGTCCGCTTGATTTTAAACACTCAATTAAAACATTCAGTGCCTATCCACGCACACCCGTCGACAACCGTAATCAAGAGATCGGCTCAGGCCATCACAGAATGTGATTGAGGCCCTCACTCTCATAGACCGCGGTCAGTCGGCGAGCCCAGCTAGAGGGCAGAAGCGCCCTCGCCATCAACATATCAGCCTGCACGATTGCTGACTCCAGGGTAGCGCGCTCTTCCGGCGTAACCACTCCGGCGGTCTTCTCGATGAGCTCATCGATGTCTTTTTCCGTGTAAGACTCGAAGGCCTCGTCCGCCCGCTCGAAGAGGCTGTGCCAATCCACTACCGAACCCAGTTCACATCCAACCTTCCTTGCAAGGTCCCTATCGACGATCTTCGTCAGTCGCGGCAGCTCGATTTCTTTACCAATCCGCGCGAAAGCGCTGTTGGCGAGGTAACCCTGCGGAACGCACAGCATTCCCCTGACGCAGGGTACGAGCTGCCGTGACGGCATCATCGTCATGGCCTCCTTGAAGCTCATTTGCGCCTGAGGCGCTGTCTTGGTTCTGGGAGAGTCCGCATCCATGTTCATCTGCGCACACTTGAGATAGAACCCCCGCAGCAGGCCCGCCAGGCCCTTGTTGGGGTAAGATGCTGCTCTCGCCAGGTACGAATCCCTCGCGATGGCGCGGCCGACTGGCGTGTCCAGTCCGTGCTGCTTCATCATTGAGGAGACTGACCACGAGCTTGTGGCAAGTCCCCTCATCACCTCGGGAATGACGACCCTGGCGAAGCCCTGTCGCTGATTCAGTGTGTTGCACCCACAGAACGTAACGACCTGGCCCTCCCATGCAAACACGAGCTTCATATTGAAGCCCCAAGCAATCCACAGCTCCTCCACCATCTTGAATATACGATTCAAGGTGCGAGCGTCTTGCTCCGGAGTGAGCAACCGGGCTTTCCCTCCGATCGTCTCGTACATCACGAGCCGAAGGAGACTGTCGTCGCCTTCGAACCGCGCTACGATCTGAGCGGAGTACGTAGCCCCGGGAGCTCCCTCAAAGTGGTGAGCGGCGTTCCTGATGTCCAGGACGTGGCGACGCTTGAGGTTCTGGGAAGTCATGACTTCAATAGGATTCCTGAACAAGGCATTCGTCCACAGCGTTAGGTTCACGAAGAAGTTGGAGCAGGAAGTGGGTCGTGCCCCGCTCTCCTGGATCGCGTCGATGCTGATCCTTGCCTTCTTCATCCATGGCGTGTCCTTCTCGTCAGACGCGTTGGTCGAAACCTTCGCGGTGAGCTTCTTCTTGCTCATGCCACTGACGTTCTGGGACACCTGCTTCGGCGCAGGACCGTCGGGGTAAATTGTATCCACCATGGCCTTCCAGATAAACTGGAAGGCCTGATTGGTGGTACAGTCCCTTACGGTTGCTGAGCAGGTAGTGTCCCATGCGGACCCGTCGCCTTCTATCGCGACGCCACAGAACCCCCCTTGCTTGTGGGTGTCCTCGACGAATTCTGCCATCGCATGGACTTTGTCCTGATGCTTAATATGCATCAGGTTGCACCACTCCCCCTCAGCCGGCAAATCGCCAACATCCGAGCGGAGCGTGAATACCAAGTCCTCAAAGCATCTGCACACCAGCAAAGAACAGAGCTGATTGTATTCGCCGCAATTCAGAATAATCCTTGCTGATTTTCCTGAACGCGCCGTCACTTCTGCTTTGATTTGTGCGACGACCTCGTCCAAATCTTCCCTGCCGCTCCGCAAATCGTCCATCGCGTGCGCGAACCGGGCAGGACTCCAAGAATTGGACTTCAACTCGTCGAAGATGGGATGGTCAACCATCCACTGAAGCACCTTCTCTTTCGTGAAGGCCGACTGACATATCTTCGTGACGTACTCATACAAGCGCGCACGCTCCTTGGAGCTTACGGTGAGTGGCCTTTGCTTCATCTCTATGCGCTCTCGTAGGGCCCTCGCCATGCTTGCGATTGATCTTGCGTGGCACGTCACCCCCGCTATCATGGGACCGATCCTAACGGCTATGACTTCATCCATTTTGTCGTTGATGATGTGCTCAGTCCCTGACGGCGTTGTTACTATGTTCAGTCCGCCGAGCTCCGGCGCCTTATACAATATCGAGTTCACGGGGAGGTTCGCGATGAGCGACTTGCACTTTTCGTAATGGCACGACTCGCCTCGAAGGACGTACATGCCGTCCTTCGCCATCAGCTCGTCAAACATTGCCTGTGCTTCTGCGGTAGATTGCAGAACCTTTCCACCCGTGAATTCGACGTAAGCGCCCATGCTCTTAGTCTTCCCGAAAACTGCTTCCTTCCATGCCTTGAACCGTTGAGGTTTCTGATTCTCCACCACGAGGCGACACATCACTTGACTGATGGCGGTCGGCAAAATCTGTAGGCAGGCGTACATAGCCTTACTACCTTGATCGTTGGCGGCGAATAGTTCCCTCTCCTGGCCTCTCAAGTAGTTCGTGATAGACTCATGGATCGTCTGCTTGTCCTTGTCCATTTGGATAGCGTACAATCCAGCGATCTTCACGAACAAATCGGATGGGATGTGAATTATGAGCTCCTTGTATCGTTCAGTGCCGAGGAGGATGCCAGCATCACGCATCATCTCGATGACGCCTCCTTGGGTTGCGCAGCAAGCACACTGAACCATACCGAAAAAATGGAGCTTCGCTGTTGATGGCGAGGGTTTCAACCATGCGCTCGAATCGGCTCGCAAAACATTGACCAAGCCCGCGAAGGAACTTGGGCAGTGTTGATTGTAACAAGCCGTGCCCATGTAGGCAGCCGAGACTGCATGATGTCTACCACTCTGCAACTGCGACATTGTGACAATGACGCTGGTTTGATTGAGGCGCCAGTTTCCCGAGGCCCCTATCTGACGTATAACACTGCTAGGCAGTTTGGGGCGTCACTCCCAACATTTAATCTCACGAGATGCGGATCTC